GGCAAGAAGGTCACCAAGGTCCTCAACAGCCAGGCCGACGGCAACGGCTACGAGATCTACGTCTACTCGGGCAAGCTCGAGATCCACGATGCGCTGGGCAACGTGGAGTTGTCGTCGGGCGGAGGGTCCGACCCTGCGGCAGCTCTTGCGCGAGTCACGATCACGCCTGCTGGAGCCATCCAACTGAGCAGCTCCGGAGGCCTGGCTACCGTCGAGGTCAACAGCAGCGGCATCCAGATCAGCACCGCGGGCGGGATCATCGAGCTCGACCAGGCCGGCTTGGTGCTTCTCGGAGGGGCAGTGCCCCCGCGGGGCGCCGTGGTCACCACCCAGACGCACCCGGTGGACCTCGTGACAGGCACGCCGATCCTCGGGAGTGCCACTGTGGCGGCCGGCGGGATCGCGTCCCCCGCCGCGGTACCGGCTACCAGCTTCGCCTCGGCCTTCCTGGTATGAGCCTGAGCGCTCCCGCGATCGCTGCCCTGGTCTTCCGAGACCACTTGGCGCAGTTCCCGCTCGCGGCGGACGCCTGTCGCGAGAACGCTGCCACCGGGGTAGCGCTCCATTGTGTGCCCGAGGCCTTCATCGAGGCGCTGTGCGCTGGGCTGGTGACCGCGGTGCAGCAGGTGCGTGTTCGCGGGGTGCTCACCGGCATCGCCATCCCCCCGGCAACGGCTTCCCCCGTCCCCTATACCCTGACGACCGTTCCCGCTGCGGCTTCCCAGTTCCTCGCGGCGCAGGGATGGACGGGTTCTGGCGCTGCGGGGGCAGTCGCTACCTTCATCACGTCCGTACTGACGCACCTGGTGGCGACGTCCTGGCTTCAGCTCGCTCCCAGCAAGGTAGCGGGTACCGGGACCGCCCTCGTCTCCCTCGCATCGAACCCCACGCTGCAGGCCGAGCTGGAGACCCTGCTGCAAGGGACCCTCCCTGCAGCGTTCACTGCAGCAGGGGTCTTCGGGGAAGGCGATGTCCCGGGTGCCCCCGTCAATGCTACTCTGGCAGCGCAGCTGCCCAACTACGCCGCGGCCTACTCCATGGCGTTCGCCGGGATCGTGGCTTCGGTTCCCTACGTCGGCGGCACCGGCACCTCGGTCTTGGTTACAGAGCCCGTATCGGGCAGCATCTTGTAGGAGAGCGCGTGGCGAGTTGGGTTCAGTTCGAGACGATGCCGGAGCAGGCGTCCCAGATCGCGGCCGCGGTCGATGAAGGGCAGGCCGCACTGAGTACGGTGGCTACGGTGCTCGACGGCGTGGCTACGGTGCTCAACGTCATCTCGGCCTTCGCCGTGAGCGACGTCAACGCGGCGCGCGCCATCTCCCTGGCTCTCGTAGCGCTCATCGACTCCTTGATCATGGATGTGCTCCAGAACAACGTGGGGCTCTGTCTCCACCTGAACCTGGAGTGGGATCCCGACTGGACCTACGACGAGTCCTGGCTGGAGAACTCCCAGCTTCCGTGGAAGGCCCGCGGGGTGACCAACTGGCTGGCCGATGTCGCCGCCTCCACGCGGGATGAGTCGGACCCCCTGCGCCCCCTGACGGACGACGACACCTACGTGGGTGGCTTCATCCTGCTGCAGGGCGTCTCCAGCCACGAGGAGCTCGAGGACCTCAAGGCGCTCTTCGACATGTTCACCAACATGTCCGCGTTCCGCGAGACGCTCGACACCTACGATCGCCTGGGGAACGTCACCGAGGCCAACAAGCCCCTCACCAGGCTGGGCCCTGCCATGGCGAGCTCGCTCATGCACGCGCTGGTCTGTGACCCCGAGCAGGAGGGAGCAGCTGTGCTGGAGCAGATCGGGGCCACCACGGTCGAGGACTTCCTCCCTCTGCGAGGCAACTACCCGAAGTGGGCGTCGTTGCCCATGGCGGCCACGGTCCCTGCGATGAAGCAGCTCATCGACAAGCTGCGCCAGCTGCGCGAGTCCATCAAGCCCTCGCTGGACAAGGCCGAGCAGATCGCCCTGCTTGCCAGCCTCATCGCGAACAAGGCAGCTCTGCTCTCCGACTCGCTGGACGAGGTGGGGGAGCTGCTCGAGAGCATCGAGAGCCTGATCGCCTTCTTGCGCAGTGGAAACGTGCATTTCATCTGGATTCCCGACGACGAGCCAGGCGGGATGGCCAACTTCATCAACCGGGCCGTTACCGCCGAGAACCTGCCTGACTTCGGATCAGATGGTATTGTTGTGGGTGTCGTCGGTATCGTGACCGGAGATGATATGGCCAACCACATGCAGCGCTTCTGGGAGATGCTGGGCCTCCAAGCCGACGCTTTCGTCACCGGAACCGACACCCTGGCTGCGAACATCGACGCGGCCTTCGCAGACATCTTCCCCGAGTAGGAGCCCCTCCATGTCTCACCAGCCCCTCTTCCACTCCGCTGAGATCAAGCTCGAGAAGCGCGCCAGCGGCTTCGGCCTCAAGCTGGAGGGCGATGCCGACGAGTGGCCCACGGAGATCACCAAGGGGGCCTACTCCCAGCTCCCGTACCTGCACCAGACCCAGATCGATGTCGCTCTCGAGCGCGTCGACGAGGCCCGGGGCTACGCTATCGGCAAGCTCATGGCCTACCCTCCGGGCATGACCAAGAAGGCGGCGGCCAGCAACAAGCAGCTGCTCATCTTCCCCCTGGTCGTCCGGGAGCGGGAAGTGGCTCCCCTGGACGTGATGTTCCACAAGGGGGACGCGCACTCGGTCAACGAGGAGAAGGTGGCCAGTGCTCTGCAGAACCCCGACGTGTTCGCCGGCACGGCCAAGCCCGACAGGTTCAAGGGCACCGACATCGGCAGCCAGATGCAGCCCCCGACGAATCAGGGGTCGCCCGATGCCAGCTCGGTCATCAAGACGGGCTCCGTGCTGCTGGAGAAGGTGGCTTCGACGCTCCGTGCAGCCGACGTGGAGCGGTTCAGGGCCCAGCTCCGCGAGGACACCCCGGTGCGCGCGGCGCTCCTGCAGGATGGGGAGATGCGGCAGTCCCTCCTGTCCCTCACCACGGCCAAGGAGAAGACCGCGGCCGAGGTCGGGCAGCTGCGGCGCGCGCTGACCCGCCCCACGGTGGTCCAGCTCCGGGAGCACGGGATGGGCTACAAGGTCAAGACGGCCAACCACGCCTGCTTCGCTCCCGTGGAGAACGAGATCACGCGCTTCGAGGCCGAGTCGATGCTCTCGGGCGAGAGCATGAAGGTGCTGCGCGAGCGCGGCTTCGTCACCTTCGCCACCGACGCGGTGGATACGGCGTCCAAGGTCAAGGTGGCCCAGGTCGCTGATCGCGTGGGGGTCTACACGACCTACGCTGGGGGGAAGGAAGTGCAGGGTGTGGTGGTCCCCGCGGTGATGTCCATCGAGGGAGTCCCGATGAGCGGGCACATGTTCCTGGGCGGGAACGAGCACGCGCTTCAGGAGAAGGTCGCCGGCGTGTTCGAAGCCGACCTCACGCTTCAGGGGGCGCACCCCCGCGGCCGCGGGGTCTTCGTGTACCAGGTCGGGCGTCAGGCCATCGCCACCGAGCCGGTGGACATCCAGCACGAGTACGAGCTCCCGGTCGGTGACGGCAAGACCAAGACCGCGTCGCTGCAGGCAGTCCGCCTCGGGTCCGGCCAGCCGGTGCGCATCACGCTGGTCCCGGGCATCGACAAGATCGCGGCCCTCGGGGGAGCCGAGGTGGCCGTGCCCGACTCCTTCGTCTTCGTGCCGCTGCGGGGCTCCCAGGTGGGCGTGGCGGAGGATCCACGCGACGTGGACGGGCGTGAGATGCTCAAGGTCGCCGGCGTGGACTCCGTGGAGCTGCTCTCCGACGGCGCCGCCTTCTCCCTGCGCGGGCAGAACGCGGCGTCCTTCCACGGGCAGTTCCTCTCCGAGTCCGGGGCCGAGTTCGCCCTCGGCGCCTTGGGCGTCCGGGGAAGCAGCGCCCGGCACTTCATCGAGAAGGCAGCGTCGGCCCAAGCCCCCGTGACGGTGCCCCACACGCGCCCCGTGGTCAAGGAGACCGAGCTGAAGGCGCGCACCATGATGAAGGTCGCCTCGGCCTTCCGCGAGGTGGACCGCGGGCTGCAGCGGAACCTGGTGCCCGAGCTGGCCGTTCTGCGGCGTCAGCCGTCCGAGCACTCCTCGCTCTCCAAGCATGCCTCTGTCATCATCGACCGCGAGACGGCGGACGCCATCCTCTCGCTCAACTTCGTGACCCCCGAGAACGTGCAGGCCTACGTGGACGCCATCCCCCAGCTGGAGAAGGTCTCCAGCAAGCTGGCCGAGATCCTGGTGGCGTCCAGGCTCGGCATGGACGACGTACGGGAACAGGCGGCGCGCAACGCGCTGAGGAACGTGGACGAGGTCCTCGACGGACTGCACGAGCTGAGGGCCAAGACCCAGTAGGCCGCCCTTGAAGTACCCCCACCGCCTCTACTTGGTCTACCTTCTGACCAAGAAGATGACCGTCTACGACGTGCAGCAGGCCTGCACGGCGCGGGAGCTGGTACCTCCGAACGAGGACGTGCTGCGTGAGATGGCCTAGGGGTTGGGGAGTGTGCCGAAGGCCTGGCGCGCCTCGCTCAAGGGGGCGCCCGCGTCCTTCCGTCGGTGGCTGCGCCAGCAAGGGGTGCTGGCTCTGTGGAAGGACACGGGGACGGTCCAAGAGGCGAAGGACTTCCTGTTCCGGGGGCAGGTGCGCAAGGACTTCGAGGGGCTGATGCTCATGCGGGGTGACGCGGAGGCGGCGCGCACCGAGCTGCTGGTGAAGTACCCCGAGAGCTACGTACCGGACCTCCCTGTGCTCGAGCTCTTCTGCGAGTACTTCTGGAACCTCGGGGCGCTGACTGCCCGGGAGCTGTTCGAGTACCTGCAGGTGGCCCAGAACCGGGACGAGCTGGTGGCGGCAGCCAAGGGCGACTTGGCTACCACCTACGGCAAGCTCGGGCTGCGAGAGCGCGTCTCCAAGGAGAACTTCCTCGACAACGTCATCGCGTTGGCCAACCAGCAGGTGGTCGAAGCGCGCAAGGTGGGCGGCGCCTTGTCCGGGGCGACTCTCATGGGCTTGGCAGCGATCAGCCGCCAGGGTATCGACGCCATGCGTGAGCGCGACGAGATGGACCAGCTGTCGGAGGGCAACGACGAGGACCTCCGCGAGAAGGCGTTGGCCTTCAAGCTGGGGAAGATCGAAGCGCCTGCGCGTTTCCCCACTATCGATGAACTCAGCAGTGACCCCCTACAGGGAGCCGAAGATGTGCCCAACGAGCGCGGACACCTACGCCTCATCGAGGGTTCGTAGCCCTCTCGCCCTCACCTTCACCCACCGCGACTACGAGACGCTTCACGTCGAGTACGTCGTGCAGGGGAAGGACTTCATCTACCACTTCTGGCCGGCAGAGGGGCGCGATGCGTTCTGCCCCAACTTCCACCGGATCCTCGAGGACGGGTTCAAGGAGGTCCTACCCGAGTCCGCGCAGGTCGCTGCGGAGTTCTTCGACAAGGTGGACTGCGCCCGCAACGAGCTGATGCGATCGGACAAGGCCATCTTCGTCCCGATGCCCAGCTTCTACGTCCGCGTGATAGGATGGGCCGGTAAGCCCATGGCAGACCAGTTCCTCACCACGACGGTCTTCGAGTTCGTCAACAACAAGGCCCGGGAGCTCACCGATGATCATCAGCCGGAAGTTCGACAGCTACAAGGCGCTGACCCAGGCCCTCAACGGGCAGCTGATCGCCGAAGGCACCGGCGGCGTCCTCGCCGCCGCTGACGAGACCTTCACCGACGCCGAGGCCACCTTCGAGGCAGACCTCGTGGCGGCGGGAGATGTGCTGTACATCGGGGGGTCCGACGGCGAGGCGGGGGTAGGCACCTTCGCGGTTGACTCGGTCACCGATGAGACCAACCTGGAGATGACCGAGGTGGGCGGCGTCGACCGTACCGGCCTGTCTTGGCGCATCTGCCGGAACCCCATCGCCATGGACGACGTGCACTTCCTGGGGCAGTGTGCCCAGTCGCTCAAGTGGGTGCTCATCTACGAGACCGACACCTTCTACGTCAGCGGGTAGTCAGCGCTTCCGCTTCGGGCTGTGCATAGGCCTTGGCGTCTCGTCCTCGTCGTCTTCCTCGTCCTCGCTCTTCTCGGGCTTCGCCCACCAGGTGATCTCGATCTGGGCAACGACGGGGTACTCCTCCCCCGCGTGGTAGAAGGACACGCCGACTCCGAGCTCGACGAATCGGGCTTCCACCCCCACCCGACCGGGGGCGTTCCGCTTCACCCAGTCCTTGGCGAAGCGTCGCATGGCGACGTCCTTCATGTCCCCCGAGTTCTGCCGAGCTACGGGGATCAGTACCTTGGTCACGTCATCTTCGGTGGTCTGCTCGCAGTGAGGTAGGATGCGTCCACCGGAGACAGAGGCCAGGCTACGGAGTAGACTATCGAGCTGCACGAGGTTCCCTGCATGAGTACAGCGGCCGCCGAGAAGTACGACGCCCTGGAGTTCTCGCCCTACGAGTTCACGGAGTTCGCGATTCGGCTGAAGGGCGAGCCCATCGACTTGTCGCGTCGTCCGTGGCTCCAGGGCATCTACACCATACCCATCAGGCACTTTCCCGGCGAAGAAATCATGCGCCGGAAGCTGATGCTCATGTTCGGGCGCCAGTCCGAGAAGTCAACGACTCTCGGGAACGCTCTGATTTCCTACTCCAACCTCATCCCCTACCTGCGCTCGCTCTACGTCACGGCATCCAACGTGCAGATGCGTGAGTTCTCTGACGAGCGCCTCCGCGCCGTAGTGCAGGACAGCCCGGTGTTGATGCGCCTGGCGGGGATGACCGGCCCTGGCGTCCGCCACACGCAGAACGTCCTGACGAAGCGCTGGAGGAACTTCTCCAAGATCACGCTGCGCTCGGTGTACAAGAACGCCGACCGTGCTCGCGGTATCCCGGCCGACCTGCTGTGCATCGACGAGATTCAGGACATCCACATCGACGACCTCCCGGTCATCGAGGAGACGCTCTTCCACTGCGAACTGGACGACGGGCCGATCTCGGTCTACTCCGGCACGCCCAAGACGTTCGACAACCCCATCGAGGAGTACTGGGGGAGGTTCTCGACCCAGAACGAGTGGCTTCCTCGCTGCAGCTGTGGCGAGTGGGTCCTCCCGGACATGCGCAACATCGGAGAGCGGGGCCTCATCTGCCACCACTGCAGCCGTGAGCTCAATCCGGTGGACGGCGTGGCGCAGTGGGTCACCTACGGCAGGCAGAGTGCCGAGTGGGAAGGGTTCCACCTCTGTCAGCCCATCGTCGTCTACGCGTACAAGAACAAGCCCCGGGTGTTCAACCGGCTCTGGCAGGAGATCCTCCAGAAGAAGAAGCGCTACCCCCGTCCCCGTTTCATGAACGAGGTCATGGGGCGCAGCTACGACGCAGGCACCAAGCCGGTCACGCTCGATGAGGTTCGGCGTTGCTGCCTCAGCGAGTACGACTGCGTCTACGAGCCTGACCGGCGTATCCAGTCTACGAAGACCTGGGCTGGCGTGGACTGGGGGACCGGCGACGCGTCCTACACGGTGCTCTCCATCTTCCGCTACGACTCCAAGGGAAGGTTCAGCCTGGTCTTCGCCAAGCGGTACGAAGGCGAAGAGAGCGACGGCGACTACGCCGTGCGGGACATCGCCAACTGGTGCCGGCGCTTCAAGGTCAACCGGGTGGGGGCCGACTGGGGATTCGGCTTCGGCAGCAACGCCGAGCTGCGGCGCATTCTAGGCGCGGGGCAGGTGGTGCTGTTCAACCACGTGGGGAAGCAGAAGGAGAAGATCAAGGTCGACAAGCTCGGCGGGAAGTTCACTACGCACAGGTCCCGCGTACTCCAGGACGTCTTCACCCTCATCAAGAAGGGACCGCGTTCGGGGGGCATGGCCTTCTTCAACTGGGACGAGGCCGAGACCTTCATGAACGACATCCTGTGCGTGTCGATGGAGCTGTCGGAGACCAAGGGCGAGATCGTCTACAACCACCCGCGTGGGGTCCCCGACGACTTCCTCCACACGGTCTGCTACGCTCTTCTGGTGAGCCAGTTCGATGTCCGCCGGCCCGACCTGCACGCCCCGGACCCGGCTACGGACTTCACTCGATCACGGCGGCGGAAGCGCTGAGAGGGCAAAAGAAGAAGGGGGTGTCCCCCTTGCTTCCTGTGCCCCCCTCGGAGTACGCGCTCCGGTGAGTCCCTACGACCGCCCGTGAGGTGCTGCCTCTTGGGGATGGGTCTGCGGACTCACCGGAGCCTCCTGTTCCGGGGGCTCTGTAGTGTGACGCTCGCCGAGTGCTACAGCGCCTGGAGCTCGGCCTGGGCCTCGGGGGCCTCCTCGGCCTTGGCGTTGGCCTTGGCCTTGCCGACCTTGGAGCCGACCGCGAAGCCGATGCCGCCGCCGATGACCAGCGCCGTGGCGCCGACCAGGTAGGTGGCGGGCTCGTTGCGGGGGGTCCAGGAGCGCTTGCCGTTCTTCCAGCGCTTCACGTCGCCCTCGGTGGGGACGATCTCGATGGCCTCGCCGGCCTTGAGCTCGGCGGGGATGCCCGTGGTGTTCTTCTTGTCGCTCATGTTGGAGTCTCCGTGGGTGGTCCCCTGGTTCTCGAGCAGATGGATGATGCGGTCCAGCTTCGCGACCGACTGCGGGAGCGCCCGCAGTGCGGCAGGAAGATGCTCCGCCATCAACCGATCCACCTGGGCAGCCGGGGGGACGTTGGTCTTGTCGGACATGCTGCCTCCGTGCAGCTCGAGCGTGGGTGTTCTTCCTCGCTCACAGAGCTTATAGAGGCAAAGCGTTGATTTTTTTCAGTTTTCCCGCGATTCCCCGTAGGCGCGGACGTAGCGCGCCACGAAGCGGTCGATCTCGGTTGGCGTCAGCTCGAGCTGCGCGTGCAGGCTGGTTGCAAGGGTCGCAGGCACCTCCGTAGCGACCACGGTGGAGGCGTGGAGCATTCCAAGCATGCGATCCCGGGCGCGGATGAGGCGCTGGTGCAGTGTGTCCAGTCCGTGCTCGGGAAAGGCGTCCTGGTGCTCGACCCAGGTGACCATGCGCTTCACCAGGTCGAAGAGCGGAGCCCACGCAGTAGGTCCCACCGCGTCGCAGAGCGTCGTGATCTCCTCTTCGGTCAAGGAGAGCATCTCGTCAGCCACCTCGGCTATGCGCCGGGTAGCCCAGCCTGGCTTGGCCAAGTAGTCGAGGTACAGCGCGCGGAGAGTCAACAGCTCGGCCTCGTCTCGGTTTCTGGCTGGGGCGCCGACGCCGAGGCCGAGCTTGATGACTTCGACCTCCGACTGGAGCTTGGCGACCATCTGCTCGAGCCGGCGGAACTCCACCCGGCTCGGAGCAACCCCCTTGGTCTTGCTGTCGTACAGGTTGTGCACGTCGGCTTTGGGGATCCAGACCTTCCCTGCGTGCGGTACACGTCGCAGAAGGCCCTCGCTCAAGTAGTTGGTCACCTGCCTGGGTGTTACTCCCAGGACAGACGCCGCTCCGTTCTTGTCGTAGAATCCTTCCATGGACCGACGATAACACGAAGCTCGGGTCACTCACAGAGCCCCGTTGACGTAAAATCCAGTCGGCCACTACACTGGAGACACCATGCAGGACTTCCTCACCAAGCTCGCCGAGGGCACCACCGGCGGGACTACCTCCGAGCATCTCTCCCTGTTGGGCAAGCGAGCGGCCAGTCGCTTCATGACCAAGGAGGCGGACTCGCTGAGTGCGGCTGTGCGGAGCGTGGTCGGCGAGGAATCGCTGAACCGTGACCAGGTGGAGCGCGTCACCCAGGCCGCAAACCAGGCTGCCTGGCGCGGACTGTTCCACGAGGGTGAGCAGGACCCCAACATCGAATTCTCCCCGGCCAAGATCGACGAGGTGATCCAGCAGCCCGAGGCTTCGCCGGCTCCCCTTCAGCAGAGCATGGACTTCCTGGAGCCCCCGGTGGGGGAGCAGCTGCCGTCGGATGTCTCTCTGGAGGAGGCCTTCGGGGTGGACAAGACGGCCTCCCAGGACGAGTACCCCGAGCTCAACCCCGCGGCCGGGGCGGCGGCGCTGCACACCAAGACGGCTGCGGCGGAAGGCTTCCTGCGCTCTGACGCGGACCGGCTGGAGATCGAGGTGGGGCGCCTCGAGGACACCTTCTACGAGCTGGTCAAGCAGGCGCACCTGCAGCACGGGCACGGCATCCTCCAGATCGCCGGCGCCGTCGGTGAGATCTGCGAGGAGCCCCCCTTCGCTCGGGCGGCCATGGAGAAGGTGGCCCAGCGTCTTCAGCGCAACGGGGTGATCATCAACCGCGCCAGCGAGATGCAGAAGCTCGCGATGGCGGTCACGGTCGATACCGAGCACCCCATCCTGACCACCTACGCCTCTCTCGAGAAGACCGCGCATGCGGCTCGGGTGGCGCGCAGCGCGGCCCAGCAGGCCGCCGACGCCCGCAAGCTCTCCGGAGACTACCTGCGGGACAAGCTCAGGACGGCCTGATGAACGTGGTGCTCGCCCTGGCGTTCCAGCAGGAGCTGGAGAAGATCGCAGACGCGACGGCCGACTCGTGGTTCGGGCAGTACCGAAGCCACTGGCGGGGGGCGGCTGAATCGTCGCGGCCCGGAGCCAAGCGCTTCAACAAGGCGCTGGACATGCTCTGGAGCGGCAAGGAAGTTCAGACGCCCGGCATCGGGGGGAAGCTCGGGAAGCTTCCCTTCATCGGAGGTCCGTCGACGGTCCGTGTGGGCGGCATCGGCGGGGGCATCCAAGCTGGCGGCGAGGGCGTAGGCCGCGCCTTGCGCACGCCTGCCAGGATGCTCGTGGGTGTTCCGGCCAAGGCCGTGTGGCAGGGCACGAAGGCGGTCACCAAGGGAGTCGCCCGTACCGCGGGGACGGTCATCCGCAAGCAGCCCCTCGGCGCCGCGATGACGGGCTACTTCGCCTACGCCGGAGCTGGGCACGGCGCCAGTGCGCTCCGACGAGGGACCGCACAAGCGAGAACGGCTACCAAGCGATACATGGGGCAAGTCAGGAGGCCGACGTGAGCCACATCTACGAAAGCGACCTGCAACGAGCCATGGCGGTGAGGTCCATCCTCTCCGCTCGCCCGCTGGAGAAGACCGCGGGGCCCTTCCGCCTCCCCAAGAGCCTGCTGCTCGGGTCTGGAAGTGGCGTCGGGGCCGCGGCTGGGCAAGCGGCCCAGGAGGGAGCCAAGCAGGGCAAGCGGAAGGCCAAGATGAGCGTGGGGCGCTGGGCACTCACCGTGCTCGGCCTGGCGGCGCTCGGTACCGGGCTCGGCGCTGGGCAGCAGCTGGCGGGGCACGGCGTGGGCCGGGTGATGGACAAGATGCGGAAGAACCGCATGGGGACGGACTACCAGGCCATGCTCAAGGCCGATCCGTCGCTGGACAACACGCCCCACACCCAGGCCTACTTCCGCGTGCTCCATCGGGCCAGCCCCTACCTGGCAAGCGAGCCGGTCATCGCCGCGGCTACCGTGCGCTCCATGGTCGACTCCGCGGCCATCGACGAGCGGAAGGTGAAGAGCATCCTCGACACCGAGCGGGCCGCTCAGGAGACGCGCTACCCCTTCCTGCGCAAGGTGACGGACAGCGGCAAGATGATCGCGATGCCGCCGTTCCCTGGCTGAGACATGTCCGACTTCCCAGGCATCCCCAAGACGCTTCCCGTCACCGTCGGCGGCTCCGATCCGCTGGGGCGGTGCTTCGCCGAGGCGGTCGACGTCACGCGCGCGGGCGGTGGGGGCCTGGAGAAGATCGCCGGCGTGCGCGAGCTGCATCCCGAGATCGACGCCTACCTGAAGCAGCTGCGGCCGGATCCGGCCTACCAGTTCGTGCTCATGACCCCGCTGGGGGCCTACGAGTACTGGGGGATGAACGTCAACGGGGACATCTTCCCCGAGATCGCGCTGGCGCACGACCACCTCAAGCAGAACCCCCGAGACGTCATCAGGCGCCTCGAGGCACGCTGGGTGACCCCGCACGGGCGACGCCTCCCCCCGGGCAACTACCACGAGTTCGGGCACAAGACGTTCCTGAACGCCAAGCGCTACCTGCACCACGTCAACAAGAACCCCGAGATCGCCTACGGGGACATCGTGGTGGCGGTCTACAACCCCGCGATGCACCGCGTGGAGGTCATCGTCCGGCACGACCGGGAGATGGCCAAGAAGGTGGGGGCGCAGGATGTCATCGACGACATCGACGAGCGCAAGCCTCGCCAGATCTCGATGGGGTGCAAGGTTCCCTTCGACGTCTGCACCAAGTGCGGCTCCATCTCGAAGACCACGCGCGACTACTGCGAGTGCCTGCTCACGCAGCGGGCACAGATCCTGCCTGACGGGCGGATCGTCGGCATGGTCAACCTCTTCCCCCGCTTCTTCGACCTCTCGGACGTCTTCGTTCCGGCAGCGAAGGAGTCCGGGGTACTGCTCAAGGTGGCCTCGGCGGCAGGGACCCGCTTCTTCGTGCCGCACTCCTACTTCGAGCGCATTGGTACGCGGCCGCCAGCGGACGCCATCGAGGTGACGCGCGAAGGCGTGCTGGTCAAGGTGGCGCACGACAAGCAGGCCGAAGCTGCCAAGAGCGCCGAAGTGACCAAGGAGATCCTCCCCAACGCTGGCCCGAATGTGGAGCGCCTGACTGCGCGCGAACCCGACATTCCAACCGGCCTGTTGGGGGGCGACTTCGAGCAGCTCGTCAACACGCTGGCGCTGCTGGGGATCGTGCTCAAGCCACACGAGTTCCAGCACGGAGCGCTCACAGGCGCGGGCCTGGGTGACCTGGCGTCCCAGCTGAGCGCGAAGCGCCAGGTGTTCACGCCGGCTACCTCCGAGAGTGCGCTTCGCCTGAGCTGCGAGAGCTACAGTCCGAACCTCGCGCGCCTGTTGGCGTCCTTGCTGGCGTCCCGGTCTGCCTTCCATCCGCACCTTCCCGCGCGCTCGTTGCAGCTCGTCGTGGTGAAGTCTCCCAAGCTCCCGCCCAAGCGAGAGCAGGTCGAGAACACGCCACCTCTGCAGAAGGTTGCGGAGGCCTACGACGCCTACAGGAAGGCACTTGTCTACCTTCCAGGCCTGCTACCGCAGGCTATCGACAACGACCCGGCCTTCTACCGGGAGCACTATCTGGGAGAACTCTTCGAGAACTCCTGGGAGAAGCTCGCGTCGGGGAGTACCGAGAAGGGGTTGTCTCCGCCCCCCGTATCGGTATACCTTACGGCTGCGCACCGTGATCGCGGTGGTGTTCCTTCTTCGTGGGATCGGGTACTACCTCCACACACAGCCGCACGGGCACTGCTCGGAATCGAGGATCTCTCATGAGCGACATGGCCTCCCTCCTGGACTCCATCTACAACTCCGACCAGCGGGTGAGCCCCCTCGAGAAGACCGCCGAGGCGGCCATGCTCGAGCAGCTGGGGCAGTCCGGACAGACCGCCGGCGCGCTGCGCGACATGAGCACCGCCGAGCTCATCGCCCTGGCCACGCAGCTCGAGGCCGACGAGGGCACCGAGAAGACGGCCTCCGCCCAGCCGGCCGCGGCGGAGCCCGAGGACACCTCCGAGCTCGAGAAGGTGGCCTACGACACCTTCGGCGGGCAGCTGATGGCCCACGCCTTCACCCACGAGCTGGGGCTCATGAAGGTCGCCATGATCAACGGCAAGTGCCGCGTGTGCAAGGAGAACGCCATGGACATCCAGGGCAGCTCCATCTGCAGCGCCTGCCACGCCGAGGCAGACAGCGCCGAATAGCGCTATGCTGGAATCCTTCGCCACGGAGCTCGAGAAGTTGGCCAACACCGCCACCAAGAACGTCCCTCAAGTCGGCCTGGGCATGACCCTGCCGTCTGGGAACAGCGGTGCTGGTGTGCGAACTTCGTCGGCGCGCGGCCTGGGAATCAAGCACCAGCCTCCGATGCCTCGACCGCCGCGGGGAATGAGCAGCAAGGCGGTCAAGACCCCCAGCACGGGACGGCTTGGCGCCAAGATCGACCCCGCTCGCGGGATCAAGACTGTACCAACCCCGCTCCGAGGTGATACCTTGGTGCGTGCGTGACCTACGAGGACCACCCATGCTCTCTCTGAACGACATGATCCGTCAGGCCATCGGGGACGCGGAAGAGGCCGAGCAGTCGGCCCCGACCACTCCCGAAGTGCAGGCGGCTCCCCCCGCCTCTTCCGGTGCGAGCATCGACCACGGTGAGCTGAGCAAGCTCGCCAGCGCGCTGGAGTTCGTCGGTACCCGCGGTGTCGAGTCCCTGCTGGTGCTCGAGAAGGACGCCAGCGCCGCCGCGCCGCCCGCGGGCACCAACGCCGGGCAGACGCACGGCGAGAAGAAGCAGTCCCAGGTGCAGCCGCACAAGGGCGCTCCTCCCATGAAGCCCAAGGCCACGGGTGCTCCCGACGACAACGAGCACCAGCGCCCGGGCGGCAACGCCCCCTCGCCCGACACCTCGAGCACCCAGAAGGGCGCCAGCCACCCCGGCCTCAAGAGCAACGAAGCCGCCATCGGCGTCACCAAGGCCGACAAGGCCAAGCTCGTCGCCCCCGCGCTCTCCAAGCTGCTCTCCGCCACCCCCTTCGCGGACCCCAAGGTGAAGGAGAACCTGCGCAACGCGGGCAAGGCCGGCGAGCGCAACATCAACGCGGGCAAGGCCAAGACCGCCTCGGACGAGGCCGCTCCCCAGCTCCCCCCGGGGGTCAACCTCGAGCAGGTGCGCGAAGAGCTCGCGCGCCGCGTCAACGACGGAGGGCAGGCCTGATGCTCACCAAGATCGGATCCGCCGAGCTCAACGGGCTCCTCATCAAGTCCGCCGCCGCCATCCGCGACCTCTCCGCCGAGAACGAGCAGCTGCGTGCTCAGCTCGCCAAGAAGGACCGGCGCGAGCACGCCGTCAAGATCGCCAGCGTGGCGGTCGAGCGCGGCATCGTGGCCGAGGACGCGCAGGCCGAGTACGCGCAGACCCTCGCTTCCGGCTCCCGGAACCTCGATGACGTCGAGGAACTGGTCAGCCACGCCGCCGCTGGACTCCCCCTGGGCGAACTCACCAAGGAGGCTGCCGACGGCGACGGCGCTTCCGGAGTCGTCCCGGGCGCCGCCGAGCAGAAGTTCGCCTCCTTCCTCACGAACAGTGGCATCGTCCACTAGACCGCTTTCCCTCCGCAGGAGCATCCCATGCTGAACCTCATCAGCTCCGTGAGCGACAACTTCCGTCGCGACATCCCCGTGGCGGACGAGACCTACCTCAACCCGACCGAGGCCGAGGCCTACGACCAGGGCGAGTGGCTCGTGCGCGATTCCTCCGGCAACCTCGAGCGCGTGGGCGCGGACTCGGTGTCCGACGCCATGCAGATCTGGACCCAGAAGGGCGACACCGCCGCCCAGGCCATCTCCAAGATCGCCGTGATCCAGCTGCACGAGTACGAGGCCGAGACCGACATGTTCGAGGACGGCGGCGCCGGCTTCGCCCCCGGCACCAAGCTCACCGTGAAGACCCTCTCCGACGTCGATGGCGAGGACTTCCGCACCGGTCTCACCCAGGCCGCCGCGGGTGAGTACGTCTACGGCGTGGTCATCACCGACCCCGACGACAACGGCGGGCTGATCAAGTACCGTCGCTCCCCCGCCTACCTCTGGGTCAGCTGACGGGTAGCTCCCCGTCAGCTTGACCTCCACCCTGCTCTCTCCACCTTCCGGAGAACCTCCCACCAGGAGACCAACATGAGCACCGACGCTGCCACCCTGAACCAGCTCTTCCTGGCCCATCTGGAGCACCCCGAGGGCAAGGAGAAGCTCGCGGCCGTGGGCCGTACCTACGTGCGTGACAAGCTGCGCGAGAACAGCTTCGCCCGCAAGATCCTCCCGCCCCAGATGGTCACCAAGGCCGACATGCAGGTGTCCGTGAACCACGACACCCTCGTCTACATCGACGAGATCGAGCCCAACTCCAGGGCCATGTCGCTGACCTTCCGCGGCCAGCCCACCGCGCGCTACATCCGCGCCTCCCGCTACGAGATCCCCATCTTCACCATCTCGAGCGAGCGCTTCGAGAAGACGGAGCAGGAGCTCCTCGCCTACCGGATGCCCATCACCCGGGTGATCGAGGACAACTCGGTCAAGGACATCCAGGAGATCGAGGACTACCGCTTCCTGGTCTACGTCGATGCGGCCATCTCCAACACCGAGCAGATCGTCAAGGGCACCCAGGCCCAGGACGATATCGAGGCCAACGGGCTGAACTCCGGCTTCCGCGGCACCCTCGAGCGCGCCGACCTGGTCCTGCTGTTCAAGGAGCTCGACTCCCGTCGTCGCCGCCTGGCCACGGTGCTGATGAACGAGGAGAACTGGGACGATGTCCTGAACTGGACCATCGAGGACTTCGGCGACAAGCAGGCCTCGGTGACCGTCGACGGCTACACCTACGACCGCCTGATGGGTCGGAAGATCATCCGTACCATCAAGACGGACATCCTCCAGACCGGCAACATCTACGGCTTCTGCGCGCCCGAGTGGCTCGGCAAGTTCCTCATCCTGAACGCCACCAAGTTCTACATCGACAAGGTGTACAACCTGGTCATGTGGCAGGCCTGGGAGGACATCGGCATGGGCATCGGCAACATCGCCAGCATGGCCAAGCTCGAGCTCTACAACGACACCACCGACGTCCTGATCTCCGAGGATGAGGTCGGCACCACGGTCTACAACGAGGCCGACGATGGTCTGACCTTCCCGCAGGTCAGCCACTACTAGGCCCGGACGGAGGCTGAGCGATGCCTGTGATGGTGACCATCAGGAACCGGCGCCCGCGCAAGACCGTCAAGGTCTGCGGGCGCTACCTCGCCTGTACCCGCGTCCAGAAGGCCGCGGGGAAGGGCGGTACCCTGGACATCACCGAGGAGCAGCTCGCCTCCAGCACCGTGCAACGCCTGCTCGCGCTGAAGCGCATCGAGATCGTCGGGCGGTCCGGGACGGCGGTGACGCCGCCTCGCGACGAGCCCCCAGCTCCTGCAGCAGCGTCGGAGGAGCCGACGCCCGTCGAAGAGGAGCCCGCCCCCGAGCCGCCTGTCGATCCCGAGCCGGAGCCCGAGCCGGAGCCTGCACCTGCGCCAGAACCCTCTCCCCCGCCCAAGCAGTGGACGCGGGATGAGCTCGAGGGCAAGACCCTCCCCGAGCTTCGCCCGCTCTACACGCGCCTGACCGACGCCAGCCCGAGCGGTCTCCGCAAGGCTGACATCATCGACGGCATCATCGGCGCCCAGGAGGCCTGATGTCCAAGCTCTCGTCTCCTCTGCGCACCAAGCGGCCCGACTCCGTCTCGGTGTGCGGCGAGCTGCTGCGCAAGGGGCAGTCCACCACCGTGGATGAGTCCGCTGTCGGCCCCTCCGAGCGTCGGAAGGAAGCCAACGGCCTCATCAAGATCCGCAGGGCACGCGAGCGTGGCAAGCTCAAGGTGACCTGCGTCAAGTGAGCCTGTGGCAACTCCTATCTCCGAGGACCAGTTCATCTCCGAAGTCCGCGGCTTCATGCGGGACCACCCGGACCTGAACCAGCTGATCTACGGCGAGGAGAGTACCAACAGGCAGATTCGCTTCGCCGCCTGGCTGGCCATCGACGAGTGGAACGTGCGGCCTCCGGTCAGCTCGGCCACCTTCGCGACGTTCCCGTCGCGGTTCATCCTTCTCTTTCTCACCATCATCCACCTCCTCACGTCCGTCGGGCTGCTGAAGGCCAGGAACTCCATCACCTACAACGATGGCGGCTTCTCGGTGCAGGACAACGAGGCCCAGGAACGTCTCTACAAGCAGTGGATTCAGGTCCTGCGCGCTCAAGTCGACCCTGTGATGCGGGACCTCAAGATCTCGCTGAACATTGCAGGCGGTTGGGGAGCCGGAGTGGGCTCTACCTACGGGCAACTCCACGGGTGGTATGGTAGTTGACTCGTCTTCCTTTTCCCCATACGCTGCAAGCGTGCCGACCAATCCTCCCCCGGAGTTCCTCATGGCCATCCACGACGTCCTCGCCCGCATCTACGGCCTCGACAAGACCGCCTCCGAGCAGGAGACGGAGCTCGACCTCGACAACATGAGCGCCGTCGACTTCCTCGCCGGCATCGAGAGCGGCGAGATCGTCTACGTCGACGGGGACGAGCCCGAGGCCGAGAAGACCGCCGGCGACGAGGGAGAGCTCGACCTCGACAACATGAGCGCGACCCAGCTCCTGCAGGGGCTCGAGAGCGGCGAGATCGTGTTCGACGACGGCAGCGATCCCGAGGCCGAGAAGACCGCGGGCTTCGACCTCGACAGCCTCACCCAGGAGCAGCTCGAGAGCATGTCGGCCGAGGAGCTCATCGAGCTGGCCAACTCGCTCAACGAGGACCCCGGGGAGCAGGAGAAGGTCGCCGCCGAGCAGCAGTACTGGCTCGACGCCGGGGCCCTGATGGCGCGCGGCTACGCCTCCGAGCTGGAGAAGCTGTCCTCCGAGCAGATGCCCGACGAGCTCGAGATCGACATGAGCAAGATCACCGGCGCCGATCTCGTGGAGCTCATGGAGCACTACGAGTTCGTCGAGGACGACGAGCCCCAGGTGGAGAAGACCGCCGGCGGGCTGGGCAGCCTCCTGAAGTTCAAGGGCGCCCGGAAGGCCTTCAAGGGCTCCCGGAAGGCCGGCGAGACGGCCGAGGAGGCCCTGAAGGCGCGCAAGAGCGCCGCCAAGGACGCCGCCAAGGCGGCGGGCAAGGGCGACGACAAGGCCGTCGTCGATGCCTTCAAGCGCGGCCGCGACGCCCACAAGGCCGGCAAGGCCGCCAAGAAGGAAGCCCGCAAGCTGCGCCGCAAGGGCTACAAGAAGGCCGGGCAGAGCGCCGCGGTCTACGGCGGTGGCCTGGCCGCCGCTGGCGGACTCGCCGCGGGCACCAAGGCCGCGCTGGACTAGGCCCCTACCCCTACCCCCCACGACTGGGTGCCTGCGTCAAGGGCACCATGCCCCAAGCAGGAGGCACCCCATGAACGAACTGCTCGCAGGCATCTACGGCACCGGCGACATGGAGAAGGTCGCCTCCCCCGTGGACCCGACCCGCCAGATGACCCTCGACGACCTGGCCACCGTCATCGTCGTCGACAGTCTCGGTGACGGCGCGGACATGGAGAAGGTCGCCGAGGCGCACCAGGAGGTCTTCGCCGACCTGGTGTCCTTCGATCGCGCCGGACGCGCCATGGCCCACCACGAGTTCACCGAGATGGAGAAGATGGCGGCCGCGGGTGACACGGAGGCCCTCGAGGCCTTCTTCGCCGATGTCGAGTTCGACGACGGCGGTGAGCCCGACCCCCGTCACGCCGCGCGCGAAGCCATCGCCGCGGAGCTGCAGCGCCGCGCCGGCCTGCAGTAGGAGGGCGGCGTGCACCGCCCCGGCGCCTTCGTCCGGGTTGCGGGCACCCTGGAGAAGGTCGCTCGCATCTACGGCAACATCCCCCTGACTCCTGGGGAGTACTCCTGGTCTGATCGCTACAAGGGCACCCCCTTCTACCGGGAGGCCCTGGAGATCGAACGCCAGGAGGCTCTCGAGGAGGCGCAGGAGGCCCGCGAGCACGTCGAGCAGGAGTCCTCGCACGCGGCCGAGTCTGCTCTCCGAGTCGAGATCGCCCAGCTGGAGGCCGCTCTCGTGGAGTGGCGCTACCAGAACATGGGGCTCTCCAAGGGGCAGGCCACCTCGCTGGCCAAGACCGCGGCCCTGTGCGGTCACGTGGCCAAGTGCGTCGAGGGTGGCGGTCCCGTCGAGTGGTCTGACGCCTTCAAGGGGTCGCCCTACTACCAGCAGGCCATCGAGCTGGAGAAGCGCGACGCCGAGATGGAGGCTGCTCGTGCAGCCAAGCAGGCGGCCAGGCCGGTGTCCAACCGCTGGGCCGTTCGTCGAGCGCGCCGCACGGCCCTCGAGGCCAAGTACCTGGCCTGGAAGCAGCAACAGCAGGGCGGCGCCCCCACCCAACCTCAACGGGAGGCGGAGCCGGCGGTTCAGGTCTCCGTCCCACGCGAGTAGATCATGAGCCACTCCTTGCCCCCCGAGCTCGCCCGCGGGTTCTTCTCCGAGCTGGAGAAGGTTGCCATCCTCCTCGGTGCCGGCACCGGAGCGGTCGCTGCCGGTCAAGGGAACCGGGGCGAGGGTGCGCTGTACGGAGGTGCCGGAGGCATCTTGGGCGCCATGGCTGGCGCGACCCCGGGCGCTCTCGCTCAGATGGCGCGCGACACCCCCAAGAAGGCACGCCGTGGGCGAGGGAAGATCTCGGCCCTGACCGCTCTCGGCGTCCTCACTGGAGAGGCTCTGGGCGGCGTCGCCGGCGGGCGCCTGGCCAAGAAGCACGCCCAGGAGCGCCGGGCAAAGCACCGGGAAGCCACCAAGAAGGCCGTGCGCGAAGCCCTCGCCGAGCAGAAGGAGAAGAAGGGCTCGGTCGAGAAGGTCGCTATCTCCGTCGCCGGTCCGGCGCAGCCGGGGGGCGCTGCGTTCGTGTTCCAGCTGGCCCGGAGTTCCCAGCGAGAGACCCAGCGCAACCTGCTGCGCCGCACCGGCAAGAAGGCGGTCAAGCTGCGCAAGAAGATCCCGGCTCCCCAGCAGGTGCCCGCCGCCGCCAAGTAGGTGACCCATGCTCTCTGCGCCGCTACAGGATGCCTTCATCGCCGAGCTGGAGAAGATCGCCTTCCTCAAGACCCTCCGGCGGGCCAAGCCCAAGACGCCGCCGAAGCGCGTACGTCGCTTCCGGGTGAAGGCCAACTCCGGGCACCAGCCCGGGGTCGTGCGCAACGGCTACCTCGAGGCACCGCCCTCCCAAGCGGAGACCAACCGCATCGCTCGGCAGTTCCTCAAGGACCTCGAGAAGCGGTCCTTCGCCAAGGTGGTCACGAAGAACACCACCCGCGTGGCCCGTAGTGGTTGGGAGAAGGCAGTGCGCCCCAATCCGTCCGGGATGATCAACCAGACACGCGCCTGGACCATCCGCCCGCGTGGAGCCCCCGCCGCATCCCAGCGCGCCACCTCCAAGCCCACCAAGCTGAAGGGGTGGGTGCGTCGCAGCACCAAGGAAGAGGTCCGTGCGGGGCCGCGCCCCGCGCTGGCGCGGGGCGCAGTCAGCTGACGTGGGGTAGTATGGGGCCATGCTCGTTCCCGTCAACATCCGGGTCTGGACCCTCTCCCGCGACTCCCTGACCATCTCCTGGGCGTTCCGCAACACCACGGCAGCGCTGGGCGACTACAGCATCACGGTGCTGCGGTCTGGTTCCGCTGCGGGAGGGTACGAGGAGATCTCGAGCGCCTTCGCGGCAGACGCGACCGTGGAGTTCGTGGACTCCGAGGTAGTCCTGCACTCCAAGTGGCGGGAGTATTTCTACCGGCTGCGGGTCACGGCGCCCGATGGCTCGACCACGGACTTCGGCTCGGTGGACTACAAGAGGGTCCTGGCTGGAGACGACGCCGGCGGCGTCGTGCTGGAGAGCTTGCCCGACCTGGTGGCCCTCGAGGCCATCCGGCGTTTCGACATGCTCCTGCAGACCAAGATCGGGCGGGAGCTCCTGGTGCTCAACCACAGGTCCACTGGGCAGCGCTGTGCCGAGTGTTGGGACAACTTGAAGAGGCGACGTACCAAGAGCAAGTGCCTGACCTGCTACGGCGTGGGGGTCTCCGGGGGGTACTACTTCCCCAAGCAGGCCTGGGCCGCCAAGGTACCCCACCGGGCATCCGTACAGCTCACCCCGCTGTTCGAGATGCAGAACAACGACGCGCTCCTGTGGATGTCGTCGCGTCCACGGGTGGTCCCGCGTGACCTGGTCATCGATGCTGATGGGCGGCGCTGGCGCGTCATCGACATTCAGCGGCACGAGAAGCTGTGGGCTCTCACCCGACAGACCGTGCAGGTGCGCGAGCTGTCCAAGGACCAGGTGGAGTACGACATCCCGATCTCGGCTGACGAGTGGGACATCGACCCGGTGGCGGCCACGCCCTACAGGCAGTACATCAATGCTACGAACCTCGACAGTCACCGTCGAGCGAAGCGGGAGCTTGGCCTATGATCATGCCCACCCTCTCCGTCGCAACCGTCCGCGCCTTCCAGGGCGAGCTGGTCAAGATCGCGAAGGTGACCCCAGCTACCGTGGCCCTCGGGGCGCTCGCGGGAGGCAGCGCTGGGGCACTGGCGCACAAGCACTACACCAAGGACGAGCGGTCGAAGGACGAACTGCTGCGGGACCTGAAGCGC